ATGGTGGCGGTCTCGGCGCACTTGCTTTGAACAACTTGGTCTAAGGAAATATCATGGCAATTGATATGGCATCTGTCTATGCCGCACGGTATAGAAAACAACCCGATATGCTTCGTGCTGCGGTCATGGGCCAAAGCCCTGATGCAAGCCTAGACTCTTACACTGCGCTTAACGCACTACGCTTAATTAAAGAAGCCGACATGATGGCTATGGCGGGTCAAGCACAACAGCCAACTTCTGCTCCTTCTATTGTTGCTCAAAATTTAGCCCCTCCTTCTATGCAACAAGGTCTAGGCGCAATGGTGCCCGGCGCAATGGGTGGTCAGGGTATGCCGCCTCAAGGTATGCCCCCGCAACAACGTGCTCCTATGCCACAGCCTACTATGCAAGCAGCCTCTGGTGGTTTGGCTGGTATGTACACACCCGAAGAAGACTTTGCCGAGGGCGGTATTGTTGCGTTCCAATCAGGTGGCCCTGCTTATACGGCTAATTCTGCAGGCTCTGTCGCTTATCCAAGTAGCTCTGGCGACGCAGTTAGAGATGATCCTTTGTCTCGGCTGTTAACCGAAGCCGGAGTTAATGAACCCACGGTTATAGATGATGGATCCCAAGGTAACCCAGCTATGCAGGACGAGGCTTTTCGAAATTATTTAGAGTCTCGTGGAGTTATTAAAGGCATTAAAGACGACGGCTTTACGCCTGATGAAGCTAAAAAAATGCGCCAAGATACCTTTGATTTCTACGAAAAAAATGCTGGGCCAGATATTTACGCGCCAGCTAATAGACGACTTACAGAGCGAGAAGGTGCGCGTAGTAAAAGCAAGAGCCAAGGAGAAGGTTTGGCTTTACTAGCTGCTGCTGGCGCTATTCTTGAGGGCAATACTTTAGCTCGTGGCGCGTCAAAAGCATTCCCTGTATTTGCCAAAGAGATGGGTGAAGTACAACGTGCTGATATAAATGAGCAACGTTCTATTGAGCAAATGCAATTTGCTTTGGCCGACGCACAACGCAAAGAACGTATGGGTAACATCCGTGGCGCACAGGCTGCTATGGAGACTGCGCGTAAAGAAAGAGCCGACGCTAATAGATTTAAATTAAACAAAGCTGTTGCTCTGAGTACTTTGGATGCTAAAGCATTACAGTCTCTACGTCCTGCTGGTAAAGGCGCTGGTTCTGGCGATGCAGGTACTAAACTCCCGCAGGTTGATCGCGAGACAGCCGCCATGCAAGACAAACTTATTGAAATGCAGGCTAAAAATCCCGAGGATCCTCAAATTCCAATTTTGGAAAAGAAAATTAAAGCCCGTATAAATATTATTTCTACTGGTAAAGAGGGGCCAACTGTGGGTAGTAGAGCAGCAGATACGATTAAATCTAAAGAAAATACTGCCGCGCAAACAGCTCTTGCTGACTTTAAATCAATTAGAAAATCTGCTTGGAAAAAATACGTTGAGGCTAATGGTGGTAATGAAAAAGCCGCTGAAGCAGCGTATAAGAGTGGCTGGATGACAAAAAATCCTAACGCTGGCTCCGACGACTTTGACCCCAATCAGGCAGTAGATTACATCCCAACCGCTGCCCCTGCTGCAACCTCTTCCGCTAAACCCGGGGCTGTATTAAACTACGATGCAAACGGTAAGCGAATCAATTAAAGGGGTTTTATGGCAATCGAGGCAAAACTCGCGGATGGAAGAGTTCTAAGGTTTCCCGACGGCACAAACCCAGACGTTATTGATTCTACCGTTCAAAGTTTAATTGCGGAAAGCAGACCAGCCCCCGCGCCAACGCCTGCTCCGGCTACCCCCGTAGTAGAAAAAATATCCGAGCAGCCTAAACGCGCCCCGTATAAAAATAGGGTTGAAATGCTTGACGATGCCGTTAACCTTCTTGAAGAGGGTGCTAACCAAGAGAAACTAAAACAGTCTCTTCAAAGCATGGGTGTTAATTTTGAGGACGTAGTTAAGCACGGGCAGCAACGAGGTAGTGACTACTTTAAACAGCAAGCGCCAATGGCTGTACCTGCGCCGCCTCGCGCTAGGGCTGAACCCACTGGCACGGTCAAAGCTACACCCAAAACTAAATTTACTGAATCCCCCGGAAAATATGCCGCAGAAGCAACCGGTAATATGTTTAGGCGTGTGGATGCAAGTTTAGGTGATATTGCTACAAGCTACCTATTTCAGACTGGTGTAGCCGACGCTGATGCTGCGGGACGCTTACTAGCACGCAATGCAAAACAAAGAGCAGCCGCTGCCCCTTCCCAAGATATACGTGCGGGTATGGAAGCAATCGGCAACTCCAAAACCTACGGCGAAGCTATCTCCGCTTTGGCTTCTAACCCACGTGCAACGTTTACCATGTTGGTGGAGTCCGTGGCAGTATCCTTGCCCGGTATGGTTCCTGCTTTAGTACTCGGCCCTGCTGGAGTTGTAACTAGATCTGTTGTTGGTGGCTCTACATCAGGTGCTACTGAGTATGGCTCGGTTATGGCTGACGTCTTGCAGGACAAAGGCGTCAATATGTTGGATGCAAACGCAATATCTAAAGCGTTGTCCAACCCAAAAATTATTGCAGAGATGCGCGATAAAGCCGCTAAACGCGGTTTGATTATTGGTGTAATTGACGGTTTGTCTCTGGGTGTAGCTGGCAGGTTCTTAAAACCTGCGCAAGCTCTTATTGCTGAAGGTAAGCTTGCTGGGGCTGCGGCTAAAAAAGCTACTTTGTCTGCTTGGGGTAAAGAGCTGGCAACTCAAACGGCTGGCGGTGCTGGCGGTGAATTTGCAGCACAAAAAGCCACAGGCGATGACAAACCCGCCGATGTGTTACTTGAAGCTTTGGCCGGAGTCGTTACTGCTCCGCTAGAAGCGCGTTCTAATTTACGTAACGCTAGAATGGCTGAGCAAGAAGCTTCAATTAACGCTGAACTTGCTGCGCAAAAAGAACCAGTAAATATGGATTTAGGTGAACTTGGGGAAGTGCGCCCAAGCGATGACTTACAGCAAGCACCTCCACCCCCACCACCCATACCAAAGACAACACCGGACGCAGTACGTAAAGCCCGTGTTCAAGAGGAATACGAACGACTGATTGCATTAGGCACGCCCCCTGATACTGCCGGAAATATGGCGGCGCGTAGAGTTGCCGATGCTATAAAAGCCGAGAATAAAGCTGCGGCTGTTAATATACCCAAAGATCGTGTAGAGCAGATCACACAAGAACTGATCGCGGTTGGAGTTCCACCGCAACAGGCAAAGCTTGACGCACAGCAACTAGCTCAAGAGGAGGCACAAGCAGATGAGCTTGCGCAGAACGAAACAGGAGGAACAGCAAATGTTGCTGAACCTATCAATACTCCAAGTGGAGAAAGCGTTAGCGTGGCTAGACAGCCCAGTGCAGAACCCCCCGCCGCAGGAGTTGGAGTCGCTGAGCCAAGTGGAGTGGTTCCTACTGGACAGGATGTTGCAGGAGCTACTACTGGAGAAGGAGCACAGCCGTTTGCATTAACTCGTGGGAACGTTACACTTGAAGCAATTCAAGCGTTGTCTGATGAGCAGCTAGAAAAAGAACTTTCTAACGTTTATCTTAGCAACAACGAGTTTGAATTATTAAACGAAGAACAAATACGGCGCAAAGAAAAAGCAGCGCCAAAAATAGACACTGCGTCTGAAGCTGCGTATGCCGAGCGTATTAAGGACGACCCAACAGCCCCTGCGTACAACGATACTGATGCTCGTATTAAACGTATTGCCGACCGCTACGAACAAGCGGGTGATACAGATTTTGCTAACGCTATCCGCGATATACCTAACCAACGACGCCCCTCTTACGAAGAAACGGCAAAGTTAGAAAAAGCACAAGACCAAGAATTTGCGGATAAAGATAGAGCAGAAACTTTTGAAACTAATAGAGCAAAAGTTGAAGGTATTGCCCGAACTAATGCGCGTGCCGCATTTGACCAAGCAAGCGATCCTGATTATGGTGGCGATATTAATTTGGCAACTGATGACTACCGCCAAAATGTTGTAGATACGCTATTAGAACAAGGGCTAAAAGATGACCCAGACTTTGAAGCTTTACGTGACGCAGCAGACCGCGCATTTGATGATGAAGTTAATAAACTAAAAGGAACTACAAGTGGCATTGAAACCTCTGAAACCATCAAAACAACGCAAGAAGGACAAGAAGCACCACCAGCCGGAGCAGTAAGCAAAGGCAAACGTGGTCGGCCACCTGTTCAGCAACGCCACGTAGTTACAGAAAACTCCGAAGGTGGGTTTGACCACGTTACAGATGGTGAAGTAACTGCAACTTACAAGAACAAGAAGCAAGCTATTGCGGCTGTTAATCTGGCAAGGTCTAAAGATAAAGGCGATGCTGCATTAATTGCTAAGAATCAAGCAAGCCTAGACAAAGCACTTGCTTCTACAGGCCGAGGTCGACCAGCTAAAGCTCCGTCAGAAGATGGTACTACTGAGATAGACCAAGAAGCGCGTGACGAAATTAATAGGTTGGAATCAGCGCTTGAAACGTACAACTCAACTACGGATGACAAAGAAGCTAGAAACTCAGCACTGTACATTAGTGATGCCGCAGTTGACCCAAATGTGCCTAAAGCTGCACGTGAACGTGCTAAGCAAATGCTTGAGGACGATATTGATCCAAAAGACATACCTAAAGGTTTGCGCTCTTCTGAAGCAAAGGTAGCCAAACCCGACACAGGGTTTAGCGGGCTGACTAACGGTTCACAAGCAATTGCGCACATCATTAAGACTGGTAATCTATTCCAACGGTTTGTAGCGCAGCGCATCCGTAACTTTGTAATTAACGTTAAGTTTGTGGTGGTTGAGAAGGGTGATCCAGCACCGGCTCAGCTAAGCGGTGCGCGTGGTTTGTTTGTTTATACCCCGGGATCTAAAGAACGTACCATATACGTGCGTGGTAGTAGTTTCGGAGACCAACAAGGTATAAACGTTATAACAGTGTTGCACGAATTGCTGCACGCAGCAACGGCTAGTCGTATTGACGCAGGTCTATTCAAAGGGTTTAAAAACGCTAGCCTGCAGAAGTTTATGCGCGAGATGGAAAGCCTGATGAAACGTACGCAAGAAGCGTATGAAGAAGGCGTGCTGTTTGGCGAGTTATCCCCAGAAGTGCAAAAAATGATTGAAGGCACTACTGACCGCGACAGAACGGGCAAAGTATCTATTGGTGTATTTTCTGACCCCCATGAGTTCTTAGCTTATGGCATGTCTAGCCCTGAATTTCAGAAGTTCTTAATGAGCGTACAGGGTAAACGTGGCACAGGCTTCTCTGGTTTTGTCGATAGCATCCGCGATTTGTTCGGTGTTAAACAAGGTGAAGCTACTGCGTTCTCTGATCTGGTCGACATTACTGACAAGATGCTTGATACAAGACTAACCGCAGTCGATACAAAAGGTGGCGCACTACCACAAAAGATTAATTACACCCCTCCTGAGTTTGACGAAGACGCGGATAAGGGGGAGCAAAAAGAACTGCGCACCGCCAAAGAACTTACTAAGGCTCGCGTAAAGGCTGAGATTACGTACCAGCAATCTGCGGACTCTCAAAAAGTTAAGAACGCTGGAATGCTGCAAAAGATTAGAGACCCAGAGAAAGCCAAGATACTGTTCAAGGGCGCTTGGAAAAAAATGAATAGCGCCCAGCGTGCAGTGGCAGTGCGACTCCCAACTTGGGACTTTTTGGCTGACTGGGTTAAAGGCGAATTGCCGCAAGTACAACAAGCACTAGACTTGCACAATGACATGAAGGGTATGACCAAAGCACTGCTTGAGGCCGCAGAAGAACGCATCCGTGTAACACGTAATGCTTTTAAAGCCGACAAGACTTTGGAAGAAAAGTTAACCCAGATGATATACAAAACGACGGATGCTCAGTACGATCCGTCGGATACAACGCAAAAGGTGCGGGACAAAGTATTTGACAACGGTTACAAAGCACTCGGCGCAAAAGGCCAAGAGTTGTACAAAATGTGGCGTGACTACTACGTCGACATGGGCGACTTATTCATTGAGCTATTAGATGAGCAAGTGCGTGGTATCTCTGGTTTAACTGACGAAGTTAAAAGCAATTTAGCCGCTGTTATTCGTCAGACGTACGAAACTAAAGATCGGATCAAACCCTTCTTCCCATTTGTGCGTGACGAAGGTGACTTCTGGTTAGCCGTTGGTAAATCAACCTCTCCTACTAGAGCGTTTTATATTTACGAATCCGCAACAGAACGTGACGAAGATGCCGCACGTATTGCCGGAGAAAAAAGACAGTCCATTGAGGAGATGCGTGACTCAGGAGAGATGGAGTTAGGCGACGACCTTGATGCTTTGCGTAACACTGCAAGAGACTCTAGCCAACTGCTGACTTCTATCTTTAGAGCAATTGATGCTATTAAGCTACCTGCTGGGGATACAGAAGGCACAACAAACGCCTACAAAGAGAATCTAAAAGACTCTGTGTACCAAGTGTTCTTGAACACAATGCCCGAGCAAAGCTTCCGTCTGATGTTCCGCCATCGTAAAGGCCGTGGTGGTTATAGAACCGACTTTATTCAGAATGTGGCTAAAACAGCCGCAAAAATGTCTGTGCAGTTGGCCCGCCTCAAGTATGCGCAAAAGATGCGTAACGTTACTTCTGCCGCACGAGATAGCATCGTAGGTAGAGAGCAATTACTACCGTATGTAAAAGAGTTGGAACGGCGTGTAGCAACTGTGTTGTCGCCAAAACCACAAGACGTTTGGGATGCGGTTGCTGGAGTAGCTAACAGAGTTACATACCTGTGGACACTTACTAGTGCGTCGACTGCGTTGATCCAGCCTATATCTATATATGTCTCTGCCCTGCCTATCTTGGCGGCTAACCATGGCTTCTCGCCTATTAGAACGGCAAAAGAACTTGGAAAAATGATAACGTACTTAAATCAGTACGGTGTTGTTAAAGAGAATGTAGACGGCACGCACCGCTACGTTGCCCCCAGTATTGCTAACGCCAAGAACTTACCTGCAGATGAGAAGCGGGCTATTCAAGCTATGACCCGCATGAATGTGGCGCAGTCTACCTACGTTGCACAGGTGTACGATTACTCTCAGACCCCCGTATCCGATTTAGAAAGTGTCAGAGGTAGGGGCAAAGAAGCCGCGTATCTTATAACTGGTGCATTGATGCACAACATGGAGCGCTTAACCCGTGAGGTGGTGTACCTAGCTTCGTATCGTTTGGGCAAACAACGTGGACTGTCCGAAGCCGACGCAATTAAACAAGCCGCTGATGACACTCGTGAGGCGCTCGGCGACTATGAGACTACAAACAAACCACGTTGGATGCAACGTGGTGTGGGGCGTGTTGCGTTTGCAATGAAGATGTACCCCGTAGTTATGATTCAGCAATTAGTTGGTAACTTCTTAAAGATGATTCCGTTCTTTAACAAAGAGGGTAAAAAAGAAGCGCTGGCTAAGTTTATTGGTATCTACATGACTGCTGGGTCTATAGCAGGATTAGCTGGTATACCTGCTTACTCCATATTGATTCACGGTATTGTGGCTGGGCTTAAAGACAAGGTAGATGAGGAAGACTTACCTGAAGAACTTAAAGACATGGATCCAGAGATGTGGCTCAGAGAAGTCTACATGCCGCAAAAGTTTGGTGAGTATTCAGTTGGCGGTGTGCCCCTTGATGAATGGATTATGGACGGCCCTATTAATGCTGTTACAGGTTGGAGCATATCCTCAAGGATTGGTCTCAATGACATTTGGGCAAAAGACGGTAAGTCTACTAAAGATGTTAAAGAAGCCGCAGCAGGTTTCTTGGCTGCGTATTTTGGTGGCCCCACTTTAAGCGTAACAACCAGTATGCTTGATGCTGTTGAGCAGTACATGCTTGGGGACTATGAAAAGGGCAACGAGAAGATGATGCCTAAACCAATTAGAGACTTCTTACTTGCGCAGAAATACAACGTTGAAGGTATCAAGTCGGCAACAGGTGTGGAGCTAGTTGCGCCTGAAAACGTTAAGACGTCTGAAAAAGTTGGCCAAATAATTGGTTTTGCCCCCGCGCTTACCGCTAGTGTTAAAGAAGCTGGTTTCAAAATGCTGTCTAAAGAACAGGATATCCTGAACGAACGCAACAAGATACTGCGCAAGTTGGATATTCAAAACCGTAAAGGTACGGACGAAGGTGATGCTAAGTTTGACAACATCATAGATAAAGACGTTGAACAGTTTAACAAGCAATACCCAGACTACTCGTTGAAGATCAAAGACATTAAGAAATCTTTGAAAACAAAAGACGAACAACGTCAAAAAGCACCAGCCGGTGTAACTACAACTAAGAAGTTCTACGGTATAGGTGACGAAGCTATTAGCAACCTTGAGAAGAAGCTTGAGCGCAGGGAAAAAGAAATGGAAGAGCGGCGCAAGGTAGAGCTGACTGGTATGGCTAGCAAATAAAAAAATCCCCAGTGATTAGCCGGGGATAAGAGGAGAATAGCAACCAACTCAGAAAATCTCAGGGTTTAGTTTAAATTAAACCCGCCATACGCGCAAGCCTTTTACGCCTTCTTCTATAACTACTTTTGTAACCACAGGTATCTTTAACCGCCTACAGATTGCGGTAATTTCTTGCCGGGCGGCTTTCTCGTCAATGCAGAGTACAAAGAAAGAGTAGCCACGCCGAAATTTAGACCAATCAATTTGATACGTCACCGTCTCGATTTTCATCTGTAGCTACAAGGGCGTCCATCTGTAAGAACTCGGTGGCTGATGCGTCAAACTTCAGCACCCGAACTGCGGGGGATACAACCTTCATGCCTTTGGACATTCGCTTGTTCACACCCTCTAAATAAATCTTGGCGTTACCTAACTCTTTCAAGGTGGTCTTGTAATTAATCTGCTGTTTGACGCAAAAGTCTTTAAATTGCTTGGCCGCAATAAAGAGTTCTTTGGTATCTGGCTCGTAGCGTATGAGCAACTCTCCACGGGGCTCGAGCATAGGCATAGACTGCAGGTTACTACGAGCATCGACCTCACCATTTACAACTAAAGCGTTAATAATATGGGCGTTAACAAACTCACCAAGGATTGTTACGGGTGTTGAGTTTGGTGCTTGTATCTCAAACCGCATCTCACCTAACATGCCTTTAAGCCAGTCGTACACAGCCTTCATGTCGTAGTTGTGCAGTTCTAGTTGGGATGCAATCAAACCACCAGCTATGTTACACGCCGACACACCTGACCAGAAACGCTCCTTCTGATTAAACTGTACTTCTCTATCAAGCCGAGCCTGAATCTTGCGCACCAAGGCTATTGCTTCTTCCAAGTTATTAACAAGCCACTGGATGTAGATTTCGCCCGCATGCCCAAAGTTCTCACGCAGTTGGTGGTCAAACATCTGCTTACCCTCTTGCACCTCAATGATGCCGTTGGGTTCAATCTTGTACTCAAGTAGACGCATGGACTCACCATCGGGCGTATTCTTTGCTACACCTAACTTTTCATAGAAGCTGGCGTTTGCCGAGCACAAAGTCATACCCTGCCAGCTAGTGTTGTTAACACGCAACGTATTGGTCTGCCCGTTCATTTTGTTTTTGCCTCGGCCTTGGCTAATGCTGTACGCCAAGTCAGAGAACTCCATGCCACTCAAGTTGGTAATCTCGTCAATGGTGTTAGGCAGATTGTTCATCACGCCAAGCTGGTGCATCTTTGCGTTGAACGTATCCTTGTACATAGAGGTTAACCCCTTGGGTTCACCATACACACTGTTGCACATAAACAACGCTGTCGACTTACCTGAACCAGACTCGGGGTGAATCACGTTAATGATCGCACCTTCAAGACCTGTAAATTTCAACAGTGGTGAGCCGAATGCCGTGAGTGCGGCAAACGCATGGGGTTCAAGCCCCGGCCTAGCGTACATGTTGAACGCTTCTTTCCACTTCTCCATCGTGCCTTTGGCAATTAGCTTTGCGGCAATATCTTTTGTAACGCTTGACGGCGGGCTGTAAAACACTCCGTCTTTTGTAATCTCTCTATCACCGAGGATGAACTTGCTGTTCCCCTCGACCCAACCAAACTGAGTTCTCATGGTTTCTGCCTTTTTAATGTATTGCAAATTTTTTATAAAGAAAACAACATACCTTGCAAGCAATTCGTACTGTGACTTGTGGGCTACAACTCCGTTATGTGCCAACTGTTTGCGCAACTCATCAGGTGAAGAGATACCCATCGTGGGGATACTGAACTCTCGGACACCGTCATGCGGTAAGTGCAAACGAAACAAAGCTATCTCGCCAAGCTCAGGATCGCGCATGCGCTTGACTACGTATAAGTCATGCTCGTACACAAGTTTTGGCTCGGCTTCGTCGTCTTCGCTTTCGGGGCGGATGTAAACACCACCCTTTTTGCCACGGAAGAACGGAAATGGGTACTCTGGTATGTGCTGTATCTCAACCTCACCGTCTTTATCTTCAACGGCATATTCGTTATCTTCTGCTTCGGCTTGTTCAATTTCAACACCAAGCATGATGGGCGATTTAATTTTGCCTCTATGGATGCAACCCTCACAACCTTGCGGATTGAGTTTTGCAAATGTCGCGCAGTGATGTGGGCCACCCTTGCTACGTAGGTTGTTAACTTTATTATCAACTTCTACGGCATCGTAACCCTCATGTTTGTTCGACAGTTTATGTGCAGCCTTGTCTCCATCTACGCAGAAAGCCGCAATAGAAAGAGCGGAGCGCCACAACGGTTCTTCAATATCGTTTTGGTTTTCAAAGCAGTGATTAAGTTGGGCGCACCCACCTTCACCCTTCATCATGATCGTCTTAAACCGCTTGACCTTGTTACCCATGAGCGCTTCCATCATCGGGCTCAATGAGCGCGGGATGAAGTCAGGTACGTCGTCCTTTGGTTCAGGCGCACCAAGCAAGTCTTTAACTTCTTGGTATGTCATGCGAGGCGTCAGTTCGTTTAGTACTGTTACCTCTTTGGGCTCTTCCTGTTTGAAATTGAATGTGCCGGGGATGCGCAGGATACGTGAAGCCTCAAAGACTGAGGAGTCCACAATCAACCCTTGCTCAACGCACAACTCACGAAGCCTGTTGGCTAGTGGCTCCCATTCTCGGCGAGACACTGTTTCTTCTAGTAGCCAGTACGCATGTATGCCGTAACCAGAACTTACTAGTATTGGCCTTGGTAAGCCGACCGCAATGCAGAACTTCTTGAACTCATCGAGTCCGGTTTGCTGATCGAGATAGCCCTTGATAATGCCTTTTTTGTCGGGTACACCTTTGGTTGGGCCACAGTCAATGTCCATCCACAGAGCACGGAAGTATTTTGCATTCTCATGAGTGCGGTTGTTTAACGATCCGTACTTGGCGCATCCAAAGAATACGTCAATCTTGCGTTTAACAAACTGCTGCGCTAGCTCTTCAACCTCTTCCTTAGTATCTACAAAATTCTGGTCAGGATACTTACCAATCCCCATCACACAGTAGCGCCCTTCCGGTGGCAGTACCGTATCGAGTAGATCGAAAGATGACATGTTTTACTTTATTTGGATGGTGGCTTGGGTATGGTTTATGTAATCGCTAATGGCTTCATCGTAGCTATGGTAGGGGACAGAATCCCCCTTAAACCAATTGTAGATAGTCATCCGAGTCACCCCGAAGAACCCTGCAACTTCGCTAACGCTGATGTTTGCGCGGATACAAACACGACCCAAGGCCACACCCAAAGACTTGATGCTTGCTTTTCTATTTGCATACACCAAGCTTTGGCTGTAACCATAGGGCATATTAATCCTCGTCACTCCAAGCCTTCACCACAGAGTCAAGGTCTTTTTTAACTGTGGGTTTAGGGTCGGCTTTCTTTTCACGCTTAGTGGGTTCCTCAATAGGAGACTCAGCTTTAGGCGCGGCGGCTTTCGGTGCTTCTAACTTAGCGGCTTTACCTGCCATGTCAGCTTGGTATGGTGTCATAACGACCATCTTCAGCACGTCAGGCTTCTTAGCTACTTCGCTAGTCACAGCATATTGAGCTTTGTTAATGTAACCAGTCGGCGTGAACAGTACAGACTGGTTATCGTTCTCTTCGTTGAAGCTGATCTGCGTAACAACGTAGTCCAAGCTCTTGCCGTTGTTGGACAAGTACTTAGAGTAGTTTTCAAATGTATGTGAATTTTCACCAGTACCGTCACCGAACAATGACTTAGAAGCCAAATTCATTTGATACACTTCGCCTTCGAGTGAAGTACCAAAGTCTTCTTCCAACACAAGCGCAATGCGACGTGAGTAACGGCAAGCCTTTGAGTTGCCCATACCTGAACCCTTGGTGTTTTGGGTGCAGTTATCGCAACGCTCAGCTTGTTTGTTTGTCGCACCATCATCAGGCGTACGACCATCATTAGAGAAGCAGTCGGGCGCAGTCGGCTCAGCATCGGGACTCCATGCTTTTGCATAGAAGATACGACCCACAGCAGGGGACGCATTAACGATGATGGCGTTCAGGTTGCCCTTGATCTTGCCCATCTCTTCACCACCGACCGTTTTACGGAAGATTCCGTTTTTAGGCACGATGCGCTTAACGCCAGACTTACCGGCTAATTGTTTTGTGAGCTCACTAACCCCTGCAGTTTGCAGAAAGTCGGGGAGGTCTTGGTTGAGAATAGTAAGATTACTCATTTCATTTTTCCTTAGAACGTCTAACAACCACGGTATAAGCATTTTCCACATTGAGGCCAAGTGGAAGAACTGTGGGATTCTCAGATAAAAACTCCTTCATGTTTGTTTGATGAAGTCTCTTCTCTAACAGGCCAAATGCACCATGCTCCTCTATGAAGTCGTACATTGAATCCCAATCATTCGTCCAGTACCGTGACTTTACCGAACGAATAATTGTGCCGTGTGGGGTGCGAATGCTATCAGCATTCATGTCTTTGCATATATCAAGCATCTGTGCTTCTAACACTTCTGCTTGCTCTTTGAGGTCGTTGTCTTCAGCTTCAAACATGCGCTTATTGTCGGCACGTTTATCTCTGATCTTGATGTAAATAGACGTTAGCTTTGCTAAGTCCATAGAGGTAACTCTGTCTTTGACTTCTTCGTCCATCTAATTCTCCTAATGGTTGGGTGTGTGACAGTAGCAGTTCACATAAAGCAGTGTGTTTCAAAACTATGGAGGTTTGTAACGGCGCTAACCCGTCACCTACCACCGCCACACAAATACAAGTGTACTCTAACTTTTTACATTGTCAAGAGTTTCCGAAGAAATTTCTTGCTTGTACAGATCAATTACTTTTTGATGGTTGTTGATGTTGCCCTGAAGCATCGTGTACATCTTAGCCTCGATGGGGCTACCCGTAATGTGTACGACTGTCATGTTATTAACTTGCCCGGGGCGGTCGATACGTGCGTTGGCTTGCAAGTACGTTTCAACACTTGTGCATGGAGCATACCAAATAATTGTGTTGGCGGCAGTTAGAGTTAACCCGTGTGACGCCGCCTTCGGTTGGATGATTAGTACTTTTGGTTCTTGTTGCTCTTGAAACTGTTTGACAATATCCGAACGTTTATTTACAGGAACCGCGCCGTTAATTACTTCGCACGTGATGTTGTTTTTTTGCAAATGCTTCTCAAGTAATTGTATGGTGTGCGTGAACGGAACAAACACAAGCACCTTGTGGCTTGACTCTTCAATTACTTCTTGAACTACGTTGAGCCTACTGCTCACATCAAACTCAATAACTTCGCTTGTATCCGTATACACCGCACCTCCAGCTATTTGCAAGAGTTTGTTAATTTGTACGGCAGCGTTAACGGCTGATACTTCTTCGCCAGCAGCCTCAATCAACATCTGCTTCTTTAGTATGTTGTAGAACTTTAACTGCTGCGGTGTCAATGGTGCATCTCGCTCAACAAACGTAACGGGCGGCAAATCAAGGCAGTCGGCTTTCTCAAACCGAATGGCTGGCTGTAATGCTTTGTGAACGATTAGCTGTGCAGTTGGCTTGGGTATCCACTTGTACATAGTAAGCTTCATCATCACTGTGTCGCGGAACTGACCAAAGAAAGGCGACACACCCTTGGGGTTCACAAGCTTTGCCAATCCGTAAGCATCCACAGGTGACTGTGCGGCAGGCGTACCAGTCAACATCCACAAGCCCTTGATAACTTTTGTTAGGTCTCGTAGGTCTTTCCAACGCTCTGTCTGCGCATTTTTATAAGCTGACGCTTCATCCACTACGATGAGGTCAAACCCACCCGCCATGATTTCTTTCTTGACGATGCCCACACCATCGAAGTTGATAACAACGAACTCGGCACCAAGACTAATAATCTCTTTGCGCTTACGTGCGGCTCCATAAGCGACTGATACGGTGCGGTGGATGGCAAACTTAAACAAATCATTCTGCCAAGCCGACTTCATGATCGACAAAGGGCAGATCACTAATACACGCTTCACTAATCCAATGGTAATCAAGTAATCGACTGCCCAAATAACTGATGCTGTCTTACCTGTACCTTGCTCGTTAAAACAGAACGCCTTGCGGTTTGTTATAAGGAATTCTGATGTTGTCTTCTGATGCTCGAATGGCGTGAACCCCGGAGGACGAGGCCACGTATACTCTGATAGGTTCATTTTTTCTTACGTTCCTTAGTACTTACTTCTGATACGACTTTGTGGTTTGATCCACGCTTAAATGATCGATTGGCTGATGGGGTTTGAAGTTTGGTTCCGTTCTTGTTAGAGCCACCTTTAGATAGCGCCTTGATATGAGCAACATCTTTTCCTTCGCGGACGTCGGCACGTCCATCTTTGTTTTTGTCTGCATTTTTATTATCTATACCTTCTCTAGCACGCTGACGCTCTAAGCGAGCTGGGCTTTCACCACGCTCAATTTGCTGCTGATATTCTTTTTTATATGGGCGGGGTTTATTTACGTAGGGCATATTAGTTCCTGTTGTATTCACATTCTCTCACTGAGCAGAACTTGCACAGTGGGCCTTGGATTGGATTCCATACCCCATTTTCTAACGCCGCCTCAATTCTTGCAACATCTCGGGCGAGAGGCTCAATATATTTCTCTACCATTTCTGTATAGTGCATAGCCCGCACGAATTCCTTGCTGACTACAAACAAGAGAGCCGACTTCACCTTTCGAATCTCCGGAAACTTGGCGAATAATCCACAGGCGACAAGATCCAGTTGCTTCACATCCGCATATCTCGCACTCTTGCTTGTCTTGTAGTCTATGGAGTGTGCCGTCCCCGTTGTCCGATTGATAATCACCAAATCCGCTACCCCATGCCACCATACATTCGGAGCATCGAATTCGCACGACTCTAAGTTCTTCGTCAACCCAAGTTTTACTTCGCATAACTTCTCTCCGGGGATGTCTTTTAGGACGTCTAGGGTAGCTTGCATATAAGCAAACTGTTCAGGGATCGGCACCCCATCACGAATGTATTCCTCTGCCACAGTATGAGCTGTCTTTCCATACAGTGTTGCCTGTGTGTCCGGCTCAACAATGTCCTTGGCTATCTTGGTGTGGTAGTACTTCTTAGGGCACTGTTGAAATGTTTTCAGGCTACTGAATGACCAAACGATACTCATACTGTCTTTCTGTTAAAGATACGGCCCGGGCACGTATCTTGGTTGTACTACAGGTTTTGCTTGTGGTTGACCTTCGCCGTGCTCAAACCTAGCACCACGTGCGGCGGCATAAGCTTTTACCACGTGCGGGTAGTGTCTGTCTGCCGTTACGTACTTGGTGTCAATACCCCAATCATCCCCTGACGAGTCCAAGTTATACACGGGTTTGACGTCTAGCAGTTCGGCTAACGGCGAATCATCTATAACCGATAACCCATCTCTACCAAAGAACCCATAACTCTTAATTAGACCTTTGCTGTGCTGAAGTACTGGGTGAAAGTAAATTTTATTGGGGGATGCTTCAGGCACTTCGGAAAGCAAGAGCAACCCTGCGTTACTTTTACCAACTGAGTCGGCAAAGTCGGGAAGTATGCTACCCCAATCGTGCATCATTGCATTGTGTTCCCAATCTATTTTTAGCCCGTCTTTGTTGCCTTTGACCTCTACAAACATACCCCCTTTACCCCAACGGCAAGGTAAGAAAAAATCAGGTAAGTATCTAAGGTTTTTAATTCCATCGACAGTATCAACTTCCTTTTCATACCCTTCACTCTCGTACTTCCAAGGTACACCCAAGGTGTCAAAGAACACAGCCCATCGCGCTTCCAGCCTTGAGCGAAAGCGATAGCCTTTGTACGTAGTTTCAATTGCTTTAATTTGATTCATTCTTCATCCCAAATGTCGTTAGGCCAAACTAGCACAGGTGTTTGTTCACCCAAATAGCCGCCTTCAATGTTGAACTCAATGAACTCCCTAGCTTCCTCGGCATCCATGCCGTCTCGCATAAGGATTTCTCGTATCTTTTCCGCGTCGTAAACCAGTACGGATACCATAGTACTGTCACGCCAAATGCTCGCTGGGCCTATGATTGCTTCGTCATAGCCGTCGTACTTAATCATCGCTTCATACCCCGCACAAAAGCGGCAAAGCTTGCTGATGTATCACCAAAAGCTTTCATGCTGTCAAACTCTTTGGCTACTTCTTCCAATACATCATTGCGGTCAACAGGCATGACGCACTCACGCTTGGGGAAAGCCTCTCTATAGCTTATGTATTCTTGGATATCGTCATCGTCATTCATAAATCATCTAAGCCTTTCTTTAGGAATTCTTCAAAATGTTCATCATCTTCTTTGGTTTGGTACATCAACTCTACAAACTGCAAAAGATTAGCAAAGTCACCGCGAATCTCAATTTCGTCAATGTCTTTTTCTTCTTGACCATCTGGGATAAGCCCCGCCATTAACGCAAACGAAACAACGGAACTAAGTCGTACCCTTGAAATTTTCTTAACATTCTCCATAGCTTGCTCCATATCCTGCTTCGCAGTTCAGCGGTAACTCCATACCCCAATCCGGGCGGGTGCGCATGCACATCTCAACGTACTCCAAAGCAGTTTCAACTTCTGCTTCGGGTGCAATACAAGCGATGGCATCATGCACAGTCATCACAACTCGGTACTTCTTCGCAACCAAGAGCATCTGCTCACCAATCACGATACGGGCTAACGCTTGGCACACGTTCTCAATTACCTTACCACCATAAATGCGTGTCGGAATAATTGCTTTGCCCTTCTTGGTGTCGTACACCAGCTCCGACTTACCTTCGTCGTTCTCAAGTATGCGCAGGTTGGGATAGCGTAGGTACAAACCATTGGGAAGTAAAACACCGCTATTGCCATCTATCTTTAAAATATCGCCTCGGCCTAATGTGGTCTGCTGATTCTGTAATACAGCTTTGAGGGCTGTCGCCGCAGACTTCCATAGCTCAGTAATCTTCGGATACGTTGCGCGGTACGTGTCGATAATCCGTGTCGCTTCGTCCAACGTAATCTCCACATTAAAGTTCTTGAGTTGAGCTTGGAACTTCTTCGCACCCATTCCGTATCCGCACCCAAGAATAGTGGTCTTACCAACAAACCTCTCGTCCTTCGTAATTTCTGTGACGTCCTTGCTATAGATAGCAGATGCCATGATTTTGTATACATCTTCACCCCGATCAAATGCGTCAACTAAGTCGTCTTGTTCCGCAAGCCATGCTAGCGTACGGGCTTCAATTTGTGATGAGTCCGAATCAATCATCATGTATCCGTCCGGGGCAATGATTGCCTTCTTCAGCGGAGATGTACGTTGTAGGTTCTGCAAGTTGAGCTTGTCATCCCCACCCCACCGCCCTGTGTGGGCGGCATAGTAGCGTAGGGGTACAGGCAACGAGCCACGCTTGGCAATACCAAGAAACCTTTCAGTTCTTGTCTCTTCTATCGTAGACTTAGTGCCCAGTCTCGCTGCCACTAAAGATTGAACCTGTGTATTCGGATGCTCGAGCAATGCCTTGAACTCTTCGTCTGTCTTAGAGAAAGCAAAGGTTTGCTTGCCGTTTGCGGGGCTGACTTTCATCGGTGGTGATACACCATAGCCTTCCAAGATAATGGCAAACTTTACGTTGCTCATC